CACCAGCGCCGCAATCATCTTCTCGACGTCCATGCCCGCCGTAATCGTGTTGTCGATCAGGAGGGCCACGGACCCCGTGAGGGACCCGCCCGTCCCGTAGGTCACAGTGACCTGCCGAGACGGGGTGATCGAGGCGTTGAGGGTAAGAGTGGCCAAGAGGCTACTCCACCGCGTAGAGGACGTAGCCGCGGAGCGAGCCGCTGTCCGGGTTCGCACCCTCCAGCTTGGCCGTCAGGGTGATGGCCGTCGACAGGCGCTCGCGGCCAAGGCCGTAGAGGGCCCAGGTGTTCGCGAAGGCCGACGTGCCCGCAGCCGTGGCAACGTCCAGCGCCGAGAGGTACTTGTTCTCGGTCGTGCCGTCGCCAATGTCGAGGGTCACGGACGAACCGAAATCGGTGAAGTCGATGAACCCGGTGATGATGCGAGCGCCCACCGGGAGCTTCGCCAGTTCGACGAGGTCGTTCTGCGCGGCGTCGCCCGTCCAGGTGAACGCCTGGACGCGGACCTTGCCGTTCGAAACACCGCTGTCCGGCTTCGTCTGCGGAGTAGCGCGAAGCCCGGTGATGATATCGGAGTAGAGAGTAGCCATGTGTCAGGTTCCTTGGTTAACGATTAGGCTTCGCTGCACAGGACCGAGACGACCATTTCGTCTTCCGTGCGGACCGCAGTCCACGAGCCGCAGGTATAAATCTGCTGCGCGTAGCGCTTGTCCGGGCGGGGAGAGGCCGTGGTGTTCGGGGCCATGCCGTCGATGAAACGGATGGCGGGCTGCGCCCAGGCGAAGCAGTTGCGCACGCTGGACGTCGAGATCAGGCGCTCGGTGCGGATGAACTTGAAGCCCAGGAAGGTGTCGACCTGGCCCTGCACGAGGGCCTTGACCGTGTTGAAGTCCTGCGACGTCACCTTGTCGTCTTCCAGAAGCTCGCGCATCTGGCGGGACGTGGCGGCGAAGAAGCGCGGGTAGAACTCGTCAACCTCATTGGCGTCGAGGATTTCCTTGGCGCGGTTGAGCTTGTCGATCGTCAGGCCCGTCGAGCCCGAAGCAAGCTGCTGGGTCGAGGTCGGGAAGGCGGTCGTGCCCGAGCCGGTGTGGCCCGTGACGGCGGTGCGGTACAGCGCGTCGATGATGGCGTCGTCCATGCCGCGGCCCATCGTGCCCGCGTGGCGCATGGTGTAGATGCTGTCGAGCTGGATCAGCATCTTGACGCGGTCCTGCTTGTCGATCAGGTCGGCCACGTCGTAGTCCTTCATGAACCACCAGCGCCGGGTCTGCGGCGTGCTGTTCAGGGGCGTGTCGCCATGGCGCTCGTTGATCTCGTTCGGGGCGTCGATGCCACCCGTGATTTCGATCGCGCCGCTCTCGCCCGTGCCCTGCTCGCGCATGACCGCGGGGAGCAGGCGCGAGTAGCGCTGCTCTGCAAGCAGATGCACGTTGCTGGAGAACTGGGTGACATACGACACCGGAATGTCGACAGAGTAAAGAATACGCATCAGATACGTTGCCTATTGGATAGGTTGTGGGGGTTCGGTGGAACCGCGCCGGGTGTCCCTATCCAGGGGCCGAACTTGGTCCGTGGGAGTATGGTTGTCACACTCCCACGGAAATGTCAAGTCCTACTTCTTCCAGAGGCTAGAGAGCGCGCCTCGCAGCGCCAGGCCCAGCACCAGTACGCCGATCGCCACGCCCGCGAGGACGCCCAGGAAAATCCACAGGGCCGTCATCATTTGGCGCTCCGCTTCTCGGCCTTGGCGAAGAACTCCTGGGCCTTCGTCTCAAGCTCGCGGCGCTTCGTCAGGTTGGGCTCGTTGATGGCCTGGTTGATGAGCTTCTGGCCTTCGGCCTTGGCATCGTCCGGGGTGATGCCCGAGCCGAAGTCGCCCGGCTTGTCGCCACCACCCTCATCCTCGGCCAGCATCTTGCCGACCTTGGCGAGCATCTTCAGAACCGGACCGTCCGTACCCAATCCTGCCCGATTAAGGCTCTCGCGCAGGGGATCGCCACCCAATTTCCCGACCGCGAAGTTGGCCGCAGCCACGCTGCCGTCGAACGCCTCGCCCAGTTCGTTCTTCAGAGCCTCAATGTTCTGGCTGTTGCGCTCGATCTCTGCCGCGGCCATGTCCTTCTGGCCCTGCTCGATCATGCCGTTGAACGTACCCAGCAAACCCTCAAGCTGCTTGGGCAGCACACCCGCCTTGAAGGCCGCCTCGGTGAGGGTCTTCATGCCGGGCGCGTCGAGCTTGATGCTCTCACCCACCGCCTTCTGGTCGAGCTTGTAGCCCGCGATATCCTTGGGCAGGCCCATCTTCTCAAAGGCTGCGCGCTGGGCCTCAGGGGTCGCGTTCGGAGGAAGCTCGACCAGGTGGTCCGTAGGACGCCCAATGAACTGCGAGGCGTGGTCGAAACCGCGCACCAGTTCCTCGATGTTGGCGTACTTCTTGGCCGAAGGGCTTTCCTTTAGCTCCGGGGGGAGGACGGATCGGTAGTCCCAGTTGTCAGGGAGCTTAAAAACGTCGCCGCCTGACGGTTCGCTCTTTCCAGTATCTCCCGCCCCCGCTCCTGGCGCAGTACCTCCAGTTCCGCCTCCAAGGAGGCTATTCGAAGCGCCTGCTCCTCCCGCACCATCCCCGCCTGCACCAGCGCCGCCCGTAGCTCCGCTACCTCCACTTCCACCTGCTTCTCCGTCGTAATAAATTCGGAAACTAGAATTCTTCGTCATGTCCTGCACCCTTTCTCTCAACGGACGTCTCACTCTCTGCCTGTGTCGGCTGCTTCATGTCGTCCGGCGTCATCGACAGCATCTTGCCGATATACACCAGCACCCCTCGATGGCCCTCGTTGACGTGCGTGCCGTAGGGGTCGCCGGGCACGTTCGTCGACTTATTGGTGAAGCCGAACTTGGCCACCAGATGCGTCAGGACCACCTTGCCCGCGGGCGAGCCAAAGCAGTCCTGGTAGAGGAGAACTAGCTCCTCCGGTGATACTTCCCTCTTAGCCTGCATTATTGGCCTGTGTTACCTTCGCTCCAGCCGTCATAAGGGCGGCACCCGCCTGCGCCGCTTCCGGCATAAGCTGGGCCTGCATCGCTGCCTGCTCCTGCTGCGCGCGGGCCTTGCGGACACTGTCCACCTTGGTCTTGGTCTGCACGATCTTGGCCGAGGCCCCGTTGGCGAGCGGGAGAAGCTGGGCCACCATATCAGTGTCGATCCAGTCGAACAAGCCCTTGTCGACCTGCGCCCACGCTGCCATCATTTCGAAGGTGCGGACGAGGGACAGGCCCTCCATCTGCTTCTGCGACGCGATCAGGGGCGAGACGTATTCCAGCTTCAACTGCTTCCCGGCCAATTCCATCGGGGGCTTGGGCAGGACGCCCGAGCGCTCCAGGATGTTGAACGTGCGGGTGACGAGGCGCGAGAACAGTTCTGTCTGCATACGCACGAGCATGGGGGACAGGGCGCGGTTGCGCTCATCGACTTCCTGGAGAACCTGCGTAGCCGTCTTGACCGGGCTGTCCGGGGTGACGAACAGTGGCGTGAAGAACGCCTCCTTGATCGACTGCTGGCGCGCGATGAGCAGTTCGTTGCCCGTCTCGATGCGCGACGTGCCCGGCGGGATCAGGGTCTTGATGTCGACCTGCCCCTCGGTGAACGTCAGGCCACCGGCATGGAGGCGCACCGGGGACACCAGCGAGCCATCGGGGATCACCAGCGGCGGGTCGACGATCTTCTCGGCACCGCGCAGGATCGTGTCCGACATGCGGTTGACCATGCGGATATCCGGCATGGCGGTCATGGCCGGGCTGCGCCCATAGATTTCGCCGCGGGCCTTGTACCAGCGCGGCACGAAGTAGGGGAACTCCTCGTAGGAGCCGTACTCCAGGATGCGGTTCTCGTGGCCGGTCAAGATCCAGCACGAGTAGTAGGCCGCGCCCTTGAGCTTCTGGCGCTCGGGCAGTTCCGCGGCCAGTGGGTCGGTGGCGGGGATTACCGCGTGCAGGAAGCGATCCTTGGTGCCGAGCTTGTCGTCGGACAGGTTCTCGTACTCGCGACCGAGCTTGTCAGCCTTGAAGCGCTGGAGCGCGGCGCGCTTCGTCTGGTGGCGCTGGCGGATCATGCTGTCGATGTTCTCGTCCTCACCCTCGTCGATGACGCAGTCGTCGAGGTGATAGACGCGGCAACGCAGCTTCTTGTTGACGACGTCTTCGAACATGACCGCCGTGCCGAACGCACCGATATCGAGGTAGACCTGGTGAAGCTGCGAGTAGATATCCGCGCTCGGGGAGGTGAGCGCGTTCATGATCTTCTTCTGGCACGTCTCCAGGTACGCTCGCACGGTGGACGAAAGCTGAAGCTCAGGCTCACCCTCGACACCCAGGCGCACCCACTCGGAGGCCGGGTTGTTCAGGAGCGTGTGCAGGAAGGACGCGAACATTTCCAGCGACCGCGGTGCGGTGCTGTCCAAAATCCAGCGCATCCGATCCTGGCCAGGGGTTACCTGCTCCATGAACGACGCGGAGTTAGGCAGGCAATACCGGGCGATCGACTGCCACAGGCTTTCCCACGATCCCCTCTCGCCGCGCTTGGTCTTCTCCCGCTCTACGATCGCATCGGCCAGTTTATTCTTCACTAGCTATTCCCTTTACATCCCCGAGGGGATTACGCTGCCAGCGACAGGCCGGGGTGGCGCTCCGCTACAACAGCCTTGACCGCCGTGCGGAGGCTGGAAGTATTGGTTCCAACCACAAACATTTCACGATATCCCTTGGCCAGTCCCGTTTCGCTTCCGCCGTTGTTAACGGAGTTTAACCGAAGAACCCGGCTTGGCAAGGTAGGCAAAGTAGGCGTGGCGGTGGCCACCGAGGTGCGGTCCTTGTACGTCACCCAAGTAGTGCCGTCCCACGTGTCCTCACGAAGCATGAGCGCGCCTACATTGACGCCCGTAGCGCTTTGCGTCACGGACGTGGAGTAGTTAGCGTACCTACGCAACCTGCCCGAACTATCATCCGCGGCAGCAAGCTGGTCCGTTGCGTCGCTGGTGGCCCAGCGAACCGCAATAGACGCTGGAACCTCCGCAACCCCCAAATCCGCCACATACCAATTACCCGTGGGCAGGATAAAATTAGAGTTTCCGTACAGAGTGGTGTGGTTTGTATTGATCGTTCCGTCTGCGAGATACCCGGACCGCACACCGTACTGGCTATCGGTTGTCGAGTAATACACCAGTCCTTTGGTGTCGATCGTAACGCCCGCCCACGCCACACTGCCATCCGCCGCCCGGCGTCGGCTAACCCATTGGTAAATGTAGGCCCCGCCGTCTACCTCAACGCGCTTCCAATCAAGCCACACTGTCAAGTCCGCGTGGGTGAGAAGGGTTTTTTCCGCTGCGGTAAGGTGGGCGGAACCAACCGGGCTGTCCCACTCTCCGGAAATAGTGTTCAGAGGAACGTAGATAGGCATTAAACATATACCTCTTGCATGGCCATCCAGTTTCGCAGCGTGTAGCTGCTAGCGGACCCCGCACGATTTACAGACGAAGTCGTGGCTGCGGTATCGCGCAGCACATTCCGCGCGCCTGCCATTTGACCGGGACTGGATGACGGCCCTTGCAGCATACCGAACATAAACCGCTTGCGGCCGTAAGTAGCGGGAGCGCCGGACAACGTCACTTCAACAACGGCCCGACCGAGAGGGTCGTTACCACTGGTGTACGTGCCGTCGTCGATGATGGTCATCGTAGTGGGATAAGGCGCGGAGCCGCTGTCGTCGTCGAATGTAACACCAATGCCGTTTACATACACCGTGTTCGTGCCAGTGCCCGCTGTCGTCAGGTCGATAGCCGCGCCGCCAGAAGTTGCGGCTACTTTGAACGTGCTGCCAGACGTATTCACGACATAGTAGCGCGTGCCCGCAACAAGCGGGTCGGGAAGCGCACCACCAGAGTTCCCAAAGAACACGACGGTTCCATTGATTAGCGTCGCGCCAGTGATGACGTCGGTGCCCGCGTCGGCCGTCACCGTGGCGCTGGTGTCGGTGTAGTCGATGACCAGGGGTGGCACCGGCACTTCGATCTCAAACCTTGCGACCATCGAGCCGACCCACCACTCGCGTGTGACGGCAAAAGGCGCAATCCCGCCGCCGAAGAAGTCGTCGAAGACATTGTCGGCGTGCTTCAGATCACGAATATTGTAGTTGTAGCTGTCCATGTGCGTGCCATCGGAATGCACAAGATCAGTGTCCGGCGTGAGGAAACGAAACTTATCCGGCAAGCGGCGTGTCAGATTAAGCTGCGCCATTGTAACCTGGCTCACGTCACCTACTGAAGGGCGCGCCGACGCACACTGCTGGATGTAAAAGCGAACATCCCCAGCCTGGCCAAACTGTTCGCGACGCGCCTTTGTGGCGAACTGCTGTAGCTCTATGCAGCGCGCTTCATAGCGCAGCCCGCTTTTCGTCAGGAAGTCGGCGTTGCCGTGTATCCAACGAACAAGCGGCATGTCGATCTGCAAGCTGTTAGCGTATGCCCAACTCTTCGCATACGACATGTTTCGCAATGCACGTTCTGCAGCACTACTGCCGGGGGCAAGATCATCAATAGATTGTCCTTCCAGCGCGTCACATGTCAGAAGGATCGTCGGGGCTACACCAAAGTCGGTGTATATCCTGTCGTACAAACGATTTCCAAAACTTACAAGATACGCAAAGGCCGCTCCGGTCGGGCTGCTGCCTTGATTTACATCTGACGCATCGTAGTATTCGTCCACGCCATCCTTGGTCGTGTCCCAGGGCTGGCCGTTCGTGAACATGCCGACACTCGGGATCAACACCTTTCCTGTGCGCGACTGGGTAGGGTTGAGAAGCGCGGGGGTGTAGGTCCCGCCGTACTTTGCAAGCGACTGGCCCCATACCGGAAGGTACAAAACAGTCGTGGCAAAATACGCGGCCAGTGCTGTCTTGTTTGTCGAATTATTGTAGTATGTCTGCCGCCCTACAACTTCCCCGCGGTCAAACACCTTGTTGTTGGCGTCCAGCGACAGCGCCTCGCCAGGGCGCACGTCCATCGCCAAGTCGGTGATGATAGATTGAGACGTCGATACCGCAGGCTCGAAACCGATCAGGTCGATGACTTCTTCACGTGTCAGCGGCTCGCTGCTCCCCGTCCCGTCGCTGAACAGGGGGCTGAAGATATTGCTTTCCGTGGTCATGCTACCAACTCACCGCCGCAACGCCCGACCCTGCGGTGTACCCGCCGGTCTTGACCCCCACTCGGAACTCCCATGTTCCGGCGTACTGCGCCGTCTGCATACCGCCGTTGGACGCCGCTCCAGACGTGTAAATGTCGATCGTGTTTCCAGTCGTGCCGTCCGACTTGACGCGCCGCGCCTGGACCGTCCATACAACCGACAGCGTCGTGCTGTTGTCCGTCAGGCTGGCGGTAAACGCGCTAACCCTGTTGCGCGCGGACAGGCGCACCCAATCCGTAAACTGGTTCTGGGCGCTGATCGCGGCCTCTACCGTGCTGACATTGCCGCCGACTGCATAAGCCATTACGCGCCTCCCAGGAGGGTCTTGCGCGTCTTCAGGCCCGAGAACTCGGAGCCGCTATCCGCCGCGGTGAGAAGGGACGAAGCCGCGCCCTGGCGGTTGGCCTGCTCGGCCATGCTCTTGTTTTTGGCTTCCTGCGCAGCCTTCTCCTCCTGGGCGCGCACGTCAGCGGCGCTCGGCCCGGTATTGAAATACTGCGCCTGCTGCTTCTGACCACCTCCAAAGAGGCGGGCGATGGGCGCGAAGATCGCGCCAATGTCGTAACGGACCTGCATAGGCTGGAGCCTACCACATACGGGTGTTACCCGTCAAACCATTGGCTTTTCCTTACGCAGTCGCCAATACAGCTTGTTTTCGTCCCAGTGTGGATAGTCTCCGCCTTGGTCGTAGTGCTTCTTGTCGTATTTCCGAAGCGCGTTATTCGGCATGCTGTCCCACTCTTTACGCGGGTCCGTGTTGTCAAACACCCTGCCATCTATTTCCTTGGATGGCTGGGCCTTGAACGGCGCAGAGCGCTCGGGCTCGGGCAGGTTGTCGCCGTAGCGCTTTCCCCGGCTGATGCGCTTGGCGCTTTCATCCGCGCTATCGTTTTCCGCTACCATATCAGGGCCGCCCGTACCCGCGCGGGCGCTGCGGTCGCGTTCCAGAACCGGCATAACGGCTTTGAGGTCGTAGCGTACTATCATTACGGCAGGATACTTCAATCAGCCGTCAAACTCAACCACGTCCTTGCGGGCGTACTTCTTGCCGTGCAGCGCCCACCAACGCGCCCGGCCACGTTCCCCGCGATCGTCGAGGGGGAGGAAGTTCTGCGACAGGGGGTTGTCGCTGTCGTCCCTGCCGCTCGATCCCACCCCGCGCTGCGTCGAGGAGTGGTACTTGATGCGCCGCGGGCGGACGGTTTCACTGGGCTTCTCGTCAGCCATTGGCGCTCGGCCACCAGGTTTCCGGCGAGCCACATTGCGGGCAGCAGTCGGGGATAGGCGATCGCGGGTTGGGGAGCAGCGCCTTCACCGGGCCGCTCCACCCGCAGTCGTCGCACTCGGCTTCTTCATCCTTTGGCGATTGCATCCATCTGCTCCTCGAGTTTCAGTTTACGCAACGAGAAGGCCCAACGCAAGGCGCGCTCGTAGCCGG